CAAGGCTACAACATCTGCTGAATCTAGAGGGTAAGCGTCCGGCCTCGCCGAGGACGTAGATTCATAATCATATCTAACAAACAAGTCAGCGTCGATTGCTGCTTCGGGTTTGTAGTTTACAATCACACGTTCCATGTGCTTTCGTATGCCTGCATCGTTGAACGTCATGTCAGGACTTCTGTACTTGCCTAGTATGGATGTCCCGTCAAAATCATTGCCCTGTTCTTGCCTGTAAACATACCCACTTCCAAAAGCACCGTGTAAAACAATAACGTTTCCTGAAGAAACAAAGGTATCTGTACAACTAGGTCGTATACCTCGCATCTCTGCAAACTCAAACGCTTGGCCCTTCATAACACAGATAACACCCTTAGTGGCGTTGTCTGCAGTCGTATCTTTTGTAAAGAATATGCGATACTGAGTCTTGTTGGGTATAACGATGCTGTCAAACTCGTCAGCAGAGGAAAGATTCGCATCAAACAAAGATTGAACATTAGCACTGATAGTACCGAGTTCCACGTCACCAATTCTTGCTGTACCAGCAACTGTACGTAAACCATCGGGACCGAGAAATATTAGGTCACCTGCAAATTCTTGAATAGTAAATCCGTTGATACATCCAATCTTACGAGTAACAGGAACAATCGCAAAATCACTTAGAGAACTGCCTGACAGTTTAAATATTCTGTTCTCACAAAAAATAAACAAATCACCACGGAAACTTTTTAATCCTGTGATTGTGTCATCTACCTTGATGCTTCCTGCACCGTCACTAGAAGTAAACCCATCTTCATCAAACGGCTCACTAAATACAATCTCTTGAGGAGTAGAGGACATGCCTGCATAGAACATATGGTTCTTAAAAGCAGCAATGTGTTTAGCTCCTGCTACAGCACTATTACTCACGTCTGTTGCACTAAACGAAGAGTTAAATACAGTAGGAGCATTGGTTTGGTCTACAACAATAATCTTATCGTTGCCATCAAAGTTAAACCGCTCAAACTTATACTTCTTTGCATTGGTTCTTCCGCTGTCGATACTTGTCCAGCTAGAACCGCCGGGAGTGGCTTGGTAGATACTTGTTCCTCTAGCTGCTATAACGCTAGAACCAAATGTTGCTACCATAAGAATTTTTTCGGCAGCGTCTGACGTGTGCGGTACCACACCAGTAACATACTTAGAAAACCCGTTTATTCTTCTGTAACCGCCTTCAATATCCGGCTCAAAGTTTTGTAACTCAAGAGCTTCACCCGGCTGCATCATAAATGTAGAACGGTTGAGAATCAGACCGCCTTGGCAATTAAAGGCTACGGGTTGAGTTCCACTTAGGTCTGCCATGTTAAACTGCTCTCACATAGTCTTTTCTGTTTAATAATTCTACACGCATACGCTTAATACCATCTTCGTACTCTTTTAAAGAGAACTGGGCTGTCTGAACGTCAGAGCGAAACATATGGGTGTAGTACTTAGCGCGAGAATTAACAACAGGTTCAAAGCGTGTGGGTATAATAGAAGTATCTGTAGCCGCAGTTAAGTCTGTGTTAGACACATAGTAGTCAAACTTTATGATGCGGTTGCTGTCTTTTGGAATAGGGGTTAGACCTAACTCGTTGTTATATGTTGTGTACACATACTCTGGGTCTGCAAATTTATCTGTACTAAGCCGTGTGTCTCTCTCTCTAAATCTTTCGGTGTACTCTTCGAAAGACAGATATCGCAAAGGTATAGACGGCACGTCTTCACTTAGTTCTACGAACTTAACAAATGCAGCTTCTCCTGCAGCTTCCGTAAAGCTAACATAGTGCGTAATAGCTGTGGCAGTAAAACTAAGTTCTGATAACAGTACTTCATTTCCACTGGCAATAGTCAGGGTAGAAGAAGAAGTCTGCGAACCACCAGAGCTTGTACCTATCTCTGCTGTGAGAGTAGCACCACTCGTTTGGATGAGAACGGTGTAGCTACGACCCACAATCAAGTCTGTTACTGCTTGGCTTGCTTCTGCATTGGTGAGAAGCAGGGTGTTGCCAAATTTAGAACTGGCGGCAGGGCTACCACTTACTGCAGTCCAACCTGTTATACTTGCTGTACCTGATATCTCAAACGTACCGTTGGTTATGTAGTTCTTAGGCTGTAAGAATACGTTGTCGTAATCAATGTACTTTAGTGTGGAGTCAACAGAGGTATAGCTGTATAAATTTTTACCTGCAATAACATCTACGGAGCCTTCAGAGCGAGTAAAAGGCCAGTTTAGTTCTGAGTTTAAGATATCAGAGACAGCACGGTTTACATAATCCTTAACAGTCGTCTGTACTCCACGAGAAGCTGTAAAGTTAGAACTGGTGAGTTCTACTTCGTTCATGTCCCGAAGAACATCGTTTACTAATGTGAGGTATGTGCTAGCCATTTATTATCTCGTCTTCCTATACGTGCGAGTTTTCTTTGCAATTTTCTTCGGTTGCTTCGAGACCTGTTTCCCGCTCTTCGTAGCCGCTCGTTTCTTACGAGTCGTTGCTGCATATTCAGCAGGGGTGAGTGCCTTGATTGCTTTTTCAGGAAGGTATCGCTCTCCTGTAGCTTTGGGGCCTTGAGTAGAGGGTTTTCCACTCTTGGTTCTCCACTTTTGTTTAGTCCACGCTTTTAAAGAGCGTTGGCTCTTCTTCAAGGCCATCTATGCCTCCTGCTAAATAGGTCAGTGTTCTCAGCTTATCCACAGCTTCCGCATATTTTTTAACTGCTGTATCCATTTCTTCAAGCAGATTCGGATGTTCACCGATAGCAACAGGATTTTTAAGGTAATTGTAGAGTACATACTTTGCATCTGACATCTCCGCTTTGTACTTGTGGGATAGCGCATCTACAGCTAATTTACGCATGAGAACTCCTAAATACTATATTATACTGTTCTTCTAGGGAGAAGTCAATACAACAGCTACTAGAGAGCCTGCAGCTATCAAGGCTACGCCTACAATAATAGCCACGGTCTTTAATGTTTCGAAAAGTTCGTGCTGTTGTCTGGCTTTCTCGATACGTGCCTTTTTTGCTGCTTCTTTAGCTTCTTGGATACGTCTCGCTCTTTCGCTTACGATGCCCGCCCATGTTCCGTGACCAAACCGCAGGTCAATCATCTGGCTCATCTCATACATCTTTTCTTGAGCTAGCCTAGCGTCGATGGTCTCTTGGGCTACAGACTTGACGTTGAACTGGTCTACGCCTGCTTTCTTGTTGCGAGACTTCTGTACTTGGCTTTCACCCTCGAACAGGTTATCTATGTGTTGTGCAATCTCGCCTATGTCGTTTGCTGTTCCAATAGCGGATTTAATGCCATCTACAGCACTCTTTACAAGTGCGATACCCGCTAATGTTTCTGCAATCATTTGTATCCGCCACCTGCTTTTTTGTAAGCCACCGCAAGCATCTGTGCTTTACGTGCTGACCATTGACCCGCTTTGCCGCCTTTAGTACCCGCTTTAATGCTGTTGAATAGACGCTTTCTCATGGTTGGCTTGGTGTAGTTGCCAGCCTCGTTTACACGACTCTTTGCTTTTTTCTTAGGTGCTGCCATTATACACCTACAGGAACGTTAGCATTTTTTCTACGTTTGTAAGACCTCAAAGACTTGTCAGCACTTTTCATTGTAAAATTACGGGCTGTGTTTTTAGGTATATACTCTTTAATTACAGCGGCATCTGCTGCTTCTTTCAAACGCTGCTTTGCAATTATGTCGTTCATTTTATTAACGCCATCATCACCTTTTTTTTCTATACTAGGTTCAGCTTTTCTTGAATTAGAACCTTCTGCGTATTCTTTTTCTTTTATTCCTACTGGCATTTTAATAGCTCTCCCGTTCTCATAGCTTCGGACAAACGAATTGCCCTGTTGCCTACCTGCTTTGCCCAGCGAGAGTCGAGCATTTCGACACAAGCCTTGATGTAATCGCCGTCTTCAATGCCTGCCCACATGTTCTTGAACTTACAGAGGCGCGGCACTCCCATGTTAAAGGCCATGTCAAGTACCACACGAATACGAACGTCATCCATACGTTCAATGCAAGGGTGAGCATTAAGTAGTTCTTTCTCTACAATGTCTATGTCGTTAGACAAAAGGAAACGAGCATTAGCTTCTGTAATACCCGTGTCGTATATTTCGTTTTTAAGAAGGCTCATAAAGGCCAGTTCGCCGTCGGTGATGCCTCTGTCTTCAAGGTTTCTACCTACACCGATTGTGTCGATGCCCAGATGGTCT